CTAGTCGGTGGACATTATGTGGACACTCCCACGCATAGGGTTAAATCGTATGGCATCAGTCAGATAATCTGGGGCGAAGTGAGCATATGTCATTGTTTGCTCGATTGTTGTATGACCCAAAATACGCTGTAGCGTGATGATATTCCCGCCGTTGATCATGAAATGTGTTGCGAAGGTATGGCGTAAAACATGCAGTGCCTGACCTTTCGGCAAGTCTGGCTTAATCTTACGAAGAACATCGCGAACTCGCTCATAGTTGGTATCGAACAATTTCCCCGATTTGCGTGTAAGGATGTAGTCCGCGATTTCCTTCGATATCGGAACAGTACGAGCTGGGCCGGTTTTGGTCTTAACAAAGGTCACACGGTTACTTATCACGTTTTCAGCTTTAAGATTACTGGCTTCACCCCATCGTGCTCCTGTATTCAGGCAAAGAACGACAACTCTGCGATCATCCCCTGTAAGGGCATTCAGCAAATGGTGGATCTCTTCTTCGGACAGAAATGACATTTCTGTGTTTTCCAGACGTAACTTCTTCACGGCGCGAAACGGGTTTTCGTGATGAAATTCTTCCATATCTATCAGCAAACTGAACATGCTGGACATGGAACAGAAATCCCTGTTTACCGTGCCAGCAGATACTCCACTATGAAGTCGTTCTGCACGATATTTCATCAGAAAGTTGCGGGTAAGCTCGTACACTCTGGGTTCCGCCATTTCTCGGTTGATTTTTTCCAAACGCTTTTTATATGAGTCACCATAGTTGTGATTCTTTCCATGGTAGCTCCACCATAAAGAAATTAACTCGGATACAAGCCTCCTGTCTGCGGGTTTATCCTGCCATTCTTTATCGTGAAAGTTTGTCAGTACATACCGCTCGTATGCCTGTGCTTCCGCCTTTCTGTCAAATTTGCGTCGAATCCTTCTTCCTGAGGTTCCGCGCGGTCTAACGTCCACTTCAAAACGACCATCATCAAGCTTCTTAATCGACATAGCGAAGCCCTCCGATGTATGAATCATTATGTAAATTTTGCGCTAACGCATAGAAAAACCAGATGTTTAGCCAATTTTCCGGGTGGAACGGGATGATGTTATGTTGTCTTGCCCATCAGGGGAGAGAGACGGGGACACCTGCCCCGCAATTGGTGCCGTCTTATCTGTCATTAACCAGAGTGTATATTTTTCAAACATATGTACCTCTATAACACTTTCTAAGACTTCTGCACGAGCTGGCTGATGGCCAGTTTCGTACTTTTTTATTGTTCCAAGAGCTACCCCAGTAAGCTCTGAAAAATCTTTTTGAGTTAACCCTTCAGCTTTCCGGATCTGCCGGAGTTTCTCCGCATAATTTCTTGACATGGTTCTTGTATCGCAACTATTATTGGTTCTTACAAAAGAACCTTGACAAAAGAACCCTAGAACGACTTAAAGCGCCCTAGGAACCCAAACTAACGAAGGATACCACAGATGAAGGAACCAGCAGAAAAGGCGCTTTCAGAGTTGGTGACCCCTGAGCTTTCTGCCGAATATATAGGCAAAACGCCTGCTGCAATTCGCAAAATGGCCACGGCTGGAAAACTGCCGGTAATCCGCATGAAAGACCCTCTAAATCCATCAAAAAAAGGTGGGGAAATCTATATCCATCGGGGGGAATGGGATGCTTATGCCATTCATTTGGCTCAAATTGCCCCGCCTGAATGGCATGACTGGAAGAACCGTTTATTCACGAAAGATAAAAGTGCTCGTTAGTAAACTAAATATTATTGGGGATTATCATGAAGACTAAATATGCCACGCTGATTCGTAGTCTGTTGCAAAACTATCACGCTCAGGCAAAAACCATTGATAAAGAAACATTCTCTGTACATAGCGATGGCTTGCAGTTAATGGAATTAAACATTCAGCTTGCAAAATGCCTTGAGGGTATAACCTCCACTGCTCGCTTTAATAATGATAGTGATGATTTTGAAGAACTGCACAAAATCACGCTTATGGTATTTGGCGGAAATATACCAACTGAAAATAACATTTCCGGTCTTATGTCGCTGGCTACCACAGCGTTAAAAAGTAATAACTCGCATCTTAAATCTGTTGCAGCTTCCCAACGTTAAGGAACCGATATGAAACATTTAATGATTGACCTTGAAACAATGGATAATAAACCGACTTCTGCGATTGCTTCTATCGGTGCTGTATTCTTTGACCCTGAAACTGGCGAAATGGGTGAACAGTTTTATCAACGTGTCAGCCTGGGCAGCTGTGTAGGCCACGGTCTCACTATGGGGTCAGAAACCGTATTATGGTGGATGCGTCAGGATGCCGAAGCGCGTAGCGAGCTGCTTAATGACGATTGTCTGGACTTGCCTCTGACGTTAGCTAATCTGGAAGCTTTTATTACTGAGCATTCTGACCCATCTAAAGTACAGGTATGGGGGAATAGTGCAGCGTTCGACAATGTTATTTTACGTAATGCATCAGAGAAATGCGGGTTTGCCGATCCACTTTGGTACTACTGGAATGACCGTGATGTAAGAACGGTTGTTGAACTGTCAAAAACACTTGGGCTGAATGTTCGTAATATTATTAAGTTTGATGGTGTTAAACATCACGCTTTATATGATGCCATTCATCAGGCTAAAGTTGTTTCTTATGTCTGGATGTATCTTGTAAAAATAGCCAGTGTGAAATAACGATGCTTACAGTGACCTCTCATGCAAGTAAAAGTGTCATTCACAAGGCATTTTCAGTGCTGACAGAATATTACAACGGCAAAAAGGTATATCAGGTTATTAAGCCAAAACATTATTTCTCTGTTCATGTTTCTTATCGCTGGCGATTACTGAGTAAGGATAAGGGCAGAAGCTGGGAACTAATGACACATGAGCGATATAACAAGCAGTACAGAATATAGTTTTTGCCTTTTACCCATTATTTCACATCTGGATTATTTATGAACGAAACGATACAACAGGACGTTGTGCGCCGTCTTGTTCGGGACTTTGAATTTAAAGAGCGGGATAAGTATTTGCAGCAGGGCGTTTGCCCTGCCTGTCGTAAGCGCGAATTATTTACCAGCATAGAAAAGCCCTGGATTCTGAAATGTGGCCGTGAAAATAACTGCGCACATCAGATTGTCGTGAAAGAGCTGTATCCGGATATCTTTGAAGACTGGTCAAAACGTTACCAGACCACAGAAGATAACCCCCATGCAGTAGCTGAGGCGTATCTGCGCGAGGCCAGAGGGCTGGAGACTGAGCCATTAAAAGGCTGTTTTACCCAGGGTGCATTCGTGAAAGATGGCATGGGGTCGGCAACGGTCAGATTTTCGCTGTCATGCGGTGCAACATGGGAGCGCATCATTGACCAGCCGCAGCGCTTCGGTAAGCAGAAAGCCAACATCAGGGGAAGCTATGTCGGTCACTGGTGGGTTCCTCCCTTTATCAACCTGCAGGAAGTGAACGAAATCTGGATCACTGAGGGAATCTTCAACGCGCTGAGTCTGTGCCAGGTAGGGTTACCTGCAGTTGCCACACTGAGCAGTAACAACTATCCGCTGGCCGCACTGGATACGCTGGCCAAAGAACTGGGTGAAAAACCACGTCCACGTCTTGTATGGGCGTTTGACGGCGATAAAGCCGGCACAAAGCACACACTGGCGTTCGCTGCCCGTAGTGATGCTGCAGGATGGAAAACTCGTGCCGCGCAGCCGGTGAAATCATCGGCATCGCTGGACTGGAATGACCTGTTGTTACGTAACCGGTTCAGTAAGTCGGACATTAAAAATTATCGCTACTATGGCGATCTCCTTCTGGCAAAAAGCCCGACTGAGAAAGCGCTGCTCATGCATCAGCATAACGAGTGGCACTCGTTCTACTTTGAGCATAACTCCCGCATGTACTGGTTTGAGCTGGATCTGGACAGGTATATGCGAGCCTATGAGCGCATCACCAATACCGGTACCGAAGTGGTGATGGAGTGGGAGGCCAAAGAACGGGCGGTTAAAGAGTCAGGCGGCGTGACCGAAATAGCTAACTGCTGGCTGACGCCGCTTTACTTTCAGCGGTCTGAACCTACGGACGAGTCCTGGTATTACGTGAAAGTCAGTATGCCTAACCGGCCAGCCGTGAAAGATACTTTCACGGCTAATCAGCTCACCAGCTCCGCCGAGTTCAAAAAGCGTCTGCTGCACATCGCCAAAGGGGCGGTGTACACAGGCAGCACCAAACAGCTGGATAAGTTCATCCAGATGCGCCTCCCTGAAATCAAAGAGGTAAAGACGCAGAATTTCATCGGCTATAACAAGGATTATGCCGCCTGGTTGTTTAACCGCGTGGCCGTTTGCGATGGCCGGCTGTATGAGATGAACGACGAGGATTACTTCGAAATCAACAGTGCCAGCGTTAAGAGCCTGAGCCTCACGCCGGCGCTGGATCTGAATCCGAAGCTGAACGAGTTTACTACGGGTTGGGTAGACGATATCTGGACGGCATTTGGTGAAAAAGGGTATGTGGCGCTGGCGTTCTGGCTGGGGTCGCTGTTTGCCGAACAAATCCGCGAGCGTGACAAGTCATTTCCGTTTCTGGAAATCGTGGGCGAGCCGGGGACAGGTAAATCCACGCTGATAGAATTTCTCTGGAAGCTCGCCGGCCGTGAGGAATACGAAGGGTTTGACCCATCTAAATCTACCGCCGCCGCGCGTGGCCGTAACTTCGCCCAGGTCGGTAATCTGCCGGTTGTGCTGATTGAGGGCGACCGTACTACCGATAACGCCAAGCAACGCGCTTTTGACTGGGACGAGCTGAAATCACTGTATAACGGTCGTGCCTCCCGCGCCGTGGGTATCAAATCGAACAATAACGAGACGTATGAGCCGCCGTTCAGGGGAAGTATTGTGATAGCGCAAAATGCCGACACAGACGGCAGCAAGGCGTTTCTGGAGCGTATCATCCACATCTATACCGACAAGCGCGGCCAGTCCATTCAGACGCGCCACGCTGCAGAACGACTTGAACAACTCCCCGTTAGCCAGGTATCCGGATTCACATTACTGGCCACCATGCGCGAAAAAGAAATCATGCAGACGTTCGGCAGGGGGTACGAGCGAGCTAGGAATGAGCTGGAGTCTAATAGCAGTATTCGCCATATCCGTATTGCAAAGAATCACGCGCAGCTTGTGGGCTTGCTGGAGGCGCTTGCACTTGTTGTACCGGTGCCGGTTGAACGTATAGAAAAAACGCGTGAAGCCATCACCGCGCTGGCCGTTGAACGTTGTCAGGCACTTAAAAAGGATCATCCTCTGGTGCAGGAGTTCTGGGAGCTGTTTGATTACTTGGATGAACTGGCACCTTATGGCATCAATCATTCATCAGATGAAAATGAAATCGCGGTTAATTTCAATCACATGGAAGAGGTCGCCGCAGCACACCGGCAGCGTATTCCGTTCACGTTAACGGAAATTAAAAAGCTGCTTAAAAACGGCAATGAGCGCCGGTTTATCAGACAAAGCACCACGCGCAGCGCGGTAAGTGAGCGCCATAATCGTGGTAAAGGGGATATGCAACGGATGCCGGAAACATTCCGCTGCTGGATATTTGGCCGGGAAAAGTAACGGTTCACTAGTGCCTAACTTTATTGTTAGGGGAAGGAGCGAACATTGAAGCAATAGGGGCGTTATCTTTATTGCTTCATTCTTATTTTAAAGTTCTTTAATTTACCGTACAGAGTATCCCGCAGGGAAAACGAAGGAACCCAATCAAAACCAGTACGCCAGGGGCGTGGACTGCCATGAAAGCAAACAACCGCCACATTATCAGGGACTTTCCCTGTCGCAGCCTCAGAGGCTAAATTTGCATTGAAGCCAATCATCGAGGGGGTGGCGATGTCACATTTATAACTAACAATTGAGCCAGGAATGATATCCTGCCATAGGGCTGGTTTTATGATGCTACCGAGAAATCCCTGATCACCCCATTTGTCTTCAGTCTGACAATTGCGCATAATTTTCTCAGGATCAATAATGAATTGTTCCCAAATCGTCTTTTTAATCGACGCCGGAATCATCATTATTGATGAGTTTACTCTTGAGGCATGGTTAAACTCCCGAAGCATTGTAAATTTCTTCGCACCTTCGAAAATATGAATATCTCCCGTGACCACAACATCTACGTCAAAATAGAGTAAATCTTGGTCTCCAAGGACTGGGTGATTAGGATTAAATAGTTCAATTTTAGACCACCATCCCGGCCAGTTATAAAGCAAAGGGGTTGTGTTAACTCCAGGAATATTATCTGCATCGGTTAAACATATAGATGGAATATCTTTGAACTGACGATGAAGCCATTGGGCGTGTTTAGGGGTAAACTCTTTACTACATTTAAGAACTGAGACTATTAACATAAGATGCCTCCCAAAATTTGGAAAGATAATATCATGTTTAGGAGGGGGGGACTATTAATCACTTGGTCATTCATCGACGTTGATAGATGGGAATCTGTTACATCTCAGAAAATAAAAGCACCGGTAGCGGTGCTTTTTTCTATGCGGCAGCAGTGCCGTCCTGACTCAGAAACTTTAACATCAGCTGCTTTTGCTGGATATCAAGGCTGTTACAGATAGTGGCGATCAACGCATCGCTGGATTTGGCGCTGGGGCTGATGGTATGTGAGAATGTCATATTCATCACAAAAGTGTGACCACATTCAACATCGGTACACGCGCAATATAAATCCGACAGTTCCTTGTGTTTTCGGGCTGTTTTTTTGATAACAGCCCTTGCCTCACATACCGGACAGTAAACCTTCATTACCCGCATATCCATCGCTCCGGAAGTTGGAAAACGATGATATTTTAGCCTTTTTGCGAACATTAATCACCTTCCAGCTCACTGTCTTTCAGGAAATTAAGGTACAGGTGGGGCGGTACATCACTTTCCTGTTCCACTGCGGCGGTAAACATGCGCTGAATGGGCAAAATTTCTGCTTTGCGGTAGGTTTTGGACGCTTTCTCAACATCTCCCATTACTGCGCCGTTCGTCGGGATAATCCCCGCCAGTCCTGCCGGGAATCGATGCGCGGTCAGTACGTCCTGGGCGCTGATGCTCTTGATGTTCTGAAACTCATCTTTGGCGCTGATATCCCCAATCGGGATAAATTTGATGCCGTCCGGATCGCCTTTGGGGATGTTCACAAACATGGTGCTGAAGTTCCCGATCCCCTTTGACTGCTCCAGCTTCTGAATAATTTCTTCTTCCACTTCATCAGTCATATTTGGGTCGTTACAGTAGATCATGCCACCTGTGTGTCCGCCGTTATGGTAGTAACGCCGACGAAAAATTGTTGCCTCACCGTTAAGCAGGGCAGAATGGATACCGCTGATATAATCCGGCAGACCATAAATCGCCTGTTGCGGATCGTACTGCCTGAGAAAAATAATATCTTCAGGCGGATAAATCATCGGTTCACCCTGCTGCAGTACCACAAACTCCCCGGTCTTACGCTGGCGGGTATAGAGTGCCGGCAGCGGGTACAGTGCCACCACATCCCCCCAGCCGTTACGCACTTTCAGAATGGCCACATCACCGAAGGTCAGCCAGTCGAACACGGCTGCACCAAGCTGTTCATGCGTCAGTCCGCCGTCTTTATAGTTTGCCGTCACCATATTGCGACGGGCATACAGCACACCGCCGTGCTGCGCGTTCAGGTTCACCAGTTGCGCCAGCGCCAGCCGGTCAATCGGGAGCGTCCAGTGTTCCGCTTCATTGTCATACCAGACGTCTGTGTAGTTTGTGCCGGTCGTCAGAATGGGTTCCGGTTTACCCAGGGTAATAAGGCTCATATGGCGCGGCTTGCTGGCGGTGCGGCGTTCCCTGTATTTCCGTTTTTTCATGCTGCTTTCCCTAAGTTACCCCAGCGTGATTTTCGCTGGTTTTCAAAGTTTAATGGCTCGTTGTCAATGGCATGGGCGATAGCCCAGAAACTGTCTGCGTGTCCTGTTTCTGCTGTGCGATCGGCGACGAAAGTCATTGCGTTGCCGCTGGCCGTGGACGTACGGCGGATGGTCATAAAGCTGGCGGCGATTTCGGTCTTCTCCTTATCCCATTCCACGCGGCCGTCTTCGATAACGTCGATCATCTTCATCACCAGACGATTTTTGGTCTCGACGCCGTAGCGGATCGCCACTGCCTGACGCATGGCAAAGTGCTGAACGTCTTCAAAGACACCGCTACCCAGTCCAGTGATATCAATGCCGATGTAGGTCATGTTGTACTGGCCAAACAGCTTCTTAATCTGTGCCGCCTGCCACTTCCAGTTCATCCCCTGCCAGTGGAATACACGCAGTACCCGAAATTTTTCGCCGGCCACTATCGGCGGCGCGATGATCACGAAGGTGGAGGTGTCTCCGCTGCGAGCCGGGTCATAACCCGCCCACACTTCACGGTTGCCGAACGGCCGGGGCAGGTTTTCGTCATGATCCTCCCAGATATCCGGATCTACACAGCAGCGTTCTACGTGAGAGAACGAAAATACGCTGTCCTTGCTGTCCACGAACACGCACATATACAGCATGTTGAAAGTGTCGCGGTTGTAGCGGTTGCGCAGCTTCCCGATGCTGGCGAGATTAAACCCGCCTGCGATCGCGTCTTCCATTGTGATGATGTAGCGCCACTGCCCATCAGGACATAACCGTCCACCGTCGCGCAGCTCCTTCTCCGTGGGAAATTGTACGCGCGCGCGTTTTTTGTCACCGCGCTTCCATTCTTCACCAGTCCAGAACGGGTACGCCTGGTGCGTTTTGCTGCTGGGGGTGGAAAAGTAGGTGGTTCGCCATTTGTCGTGTGTGGCCATCGCGCTGGCCACTTCGTTTAATTTTGCAAAGTTGGGTATCTGCTATTGAAACCCGTCTGGGTGAGGCGGAAGAAGCGGTATCTGATGTGCAGGACGATGTGGACACCGTGAAGGAAGTAGTGGACACCGAAGATTTTGCGCGTCTGGTGGGGAACCTGCCGGAGCTGGTGAAAAACTTCAGCAAGCTGAATAACAAAGTTACTCAACTGCCGGACAAGAAATTCAGCAAGGGCAAAAAAGGCTTCAATTTCCTGTAAGGGATAACACTACTTTTCTTTAAGGAAAAAGAATATGCAATTAAATGCGAAAGCCCGTGAGTTTCTGCTTCAGTATCACACCGGGCTGCGTGAATCCTACGGGGCGACCGACAGCGAACGCTGGTTTGCACTCACCGACCCCAAAGAAACCCAGCTGCGCAATGCGCTGATGGAGCAGTCTGATTTCCTGAATCTGATCACCGTTGCCGATGTCGATCAGCTGCAGGGGCAGGTGGTTCCGGTTGGCAGCTCTGGCCTGTATACCGGGCGTGTACTGGATGGCCGCTTCCGTAAGAAAGTGGGCGTGAGTGGTAATGATTACAGTCTGGTCGAGACCGACTCATGCGCCGCACTCACCTGGCAGTTGCTTTCTGTCTGGGCGAACGCCGGCGATGAAAACGAGTTTTTCCAGCGTGTTCAGGAGTTCACCAATCAGGCGTTTGCGCTGGATATGCTGCGTATCGGCTTTAACGGTACCAAAGTGGCTGAGACCACGAACGCGGAAACCAACCCGAACGGCGAGGATGTGAACAAGGGCTGGCATCAGATCGTCAAAGAGTGGAAGGACGGCCAGCAGATCATCACTGATGCGGTGGTGCTTGACGGTGACGGGAAAGGCGATTACGTGTCGCTGGATGCAATGGCCTCCGACCTTATCAACGCCAAAATCCCGGCACAGTACCGTAATGATCCACGCCTGGTGGTTCTTGTCGGCGCTGATCTGGTCGCGGCGGAGTCGTTCCGTCTGTATCAGAAAGCAGACAAACCCACGGAGAAGATCGCCGCGCAACTGCTGTCTGACAGCATCGCCGGCCGCACGGCTTACGTACCGCCGTTTATGCCAGGCAAACGCATGATTGTTACGACACTGCCAAACCTGCACATCTACACCCAGCGCGGCACGCGTCAGCGTAAAGCGGAGTTTGTGGAAGACCGTAAACAGTACGAAAACAAATACCTGCGTAACGAAGGTTATGCGGTTGAGTATCCGGAACTGTACGCCGCGTTTGATGAAAGTGCGGTAGCTATCGGGGCACCTGTCGCGCCTCCGGCAGGCGAGTAAGGGGGATTTAATGCAACTGTCACCGGCACAGCGCCACAGCGCACGAATTGAAGCGGAGCGGTTACTGCGACAGCAGCAGTCTCTGGACACGGAAACCAGCCTGCATATTCAGATTGTCGCGCTGGAGAAAGATGTCGCCGCAGCTGCAGCGATTGAAAGCCGCGCTGAGCGAATGGAATTTAAGCGTGATGTGCTGTTACCGCGCTGGATGCCAACCGCGCAATCCTGGCTGGAAGGTGACAGTGTGCAACAGAATCCTGTTTTTGCCTGGTGTGTCGTCTGGCTGTTTGATACAGGCCAGTTTGACCAGGCGCTGGACTGGGCGGATGTGGCAATCCAGCGGGGGCAGGAAACCCCGGCCGCGTTCGGCAGTACGTTCCCGGTGTTTGTGGCGGATACGGTGTTGTCCTGGGCGGAAGCGGAAGCCGTACAGGGGCATGATGTGGAGCCGTATTTTGGCCGTACGCTGGAAAACGTGACGCAGCACTGGAATGTGTATGAGGTCATTAAGGCCAAATACGGGGATGGCCATAAAAGGCGCGTTATCGCCGGCTATCGAAATGTACGACGCGCTGAATGATGCCGCCGCAAAAGGGATTGATAATCAGGCATTAAAGACAGTACAGCGTGACGCGCTCCGGTTCAGCATGACCTACGGTGCCAGCGCGGTGGAGTTCGTCAAATCCACAGAGAACATTAACGCTTCCATTGCCGGCCTTACCGCCAGCGAGCTGCCGAAAGTGACGAAGGTCGCTAATACGCTGGCATTTGCCCTGAAATCCACATCCGCCGACACGGCGGAGTTCATGGGGCAGATGTACGGTAACTTTTCCGCCGATGCGGCGCGGCTGGGTAAAGTCCAGTTCGCTGAGCAACTGGCGGGGAAAATGGTGTATATGCGCAAGGTCTTCGGTACCGAAATGGGTACCATCAAAGACCTGATGGAAGGGGCGCGAGGTGTCGGGACTAACTACGGCGTCGGGCTGGATGAACAGCTGGCGGTGCTGGGACAGCTAAATCGTACGCTGGGAACAGAAGCCAGTAGCGCTTACGAAGGCTTCATGACCGGCGCGATGGAGGGAGCTAAAAAGCTGGGGCTGTCCTTCACGGACTCCACCGGCAAAATGCTGTCCATGCCTGAAATGCTGATCAAGCTGCAGGGCAAATACGGCAAAAGCCTGGAAGGGAACCTGAAAGCCCAGGCGGAGCTGGATGCGGCATTTGGTGACAGTTCAGCGGTGATAAAACACCTGTAGCCGGGTGTTATCTGCTGATTAAACACTGGGATGATGTGAAAGCGGCGGTGATGAATACGGCAGCGTTTACCGCCGTGGCTGGTGTGGTGGAATGGCTTGCCGGCGTGTTTTCCGCTGCGTGGCAATGGATCACGGACGGCTGGAACAGCTTTATTGCGCTGCTGACCGGGTTTTCACCGTCACAGGCGTTAAGCGGCATGGCCAGCGGGATTGTTTCCCTGTTTGATAACGTCTGGCAGACCATCAAAGGCGGGTTCCTGAAATCGTGGAACTGGATTGTCGGAAAACTCAATAAAATTCCGGGCGTCGATATTTCACTGGCGAACGAATCTCAACCGGCACTGACAACGAATACCAGAACATTATCGCCTGATTTCTCAACCAGCCCGCGTCATGCGGGCTTTATCGCACCCACCAGACCTCACCAGACGCATTCTGAGCGCCGACAGTATCTACACCCGCTCCAATCCCAACTTAATTAGCTTTAAAAGCACAGCAAGGCGCTGATGCAGCCTGCCACGACGAAATAACGGCGGAAGTGACGAAAACGGCGCTACACCGCACCCGCCTGCGGTTTTCGTGTTGAGAATGATTTCAGTTTTTCTGGGGGTACAAAACACATCGCCAGACTGCGCCAGCGCTGGGGCTTTGGCGGTAGTTCACCGACTGAAATATGTGAAACAGATTTCAAGGATTACAGTTTTTGTGCAATTACCGGCCGTGGGTGAAAAATGACGGTGCCGGACTTCATGCGGGTTTAACAGTGATTACGTGACTTTTAACGTAACGGCCGCAGCGGGATCACGTAAGCGGGAGAAAGTGACAAGGCCTTATTTGATGTGTTCTGGCGCGGAATGACCGTGAGATGCGGAACTGAAATACTTTGCACAGCCTGAACTATAGCCATACCTACATTAACGTACTGCACCAATGCTCAAATCACTAACAGAGATATATACAAAACCACCAACAAATCAGGGTGATTTCTGACCACTTCTAATTTTTTCAAAAATTTAGGGGGAGCATCGGAAAACCGTCACAAACATCACAGATTTAAAAAATATCATTTATCTATATGATATGTATAAGTAAATTCATATATTGAAAACCATCACAAGAGCATCACAAGAGCATCACAGTGTGACGGCCTTAAAACATCACAACTCTGTTTTATAACTCGCTGAATTTATAGGGTGTGACGGTTTACGTTACGTTTTGTGATGGTTTTACCATCACAACATTTATTCATGATAATCAGATGGTTAATGGTTTTTTTTGTGGGGCGTGATGGTTGTGACGTTTTTCCGATGGGCAACTTAAAAATGCTAAGTAAGACGAAACAAAATTTTAACAGCGTGGTGGGATAGCGCCCCTGTTCAGGGGCGCAAATGTTCTACTTTGCAATCTGAAGTTGAGGACGCTTATGTATGATGCTGCGACTTTCGACATATTTGTACATAACCGGCGCAATGATACCTGCCGCAATAATTGCACAAATCTGCCAAACATAGTTTCCTGCACTATATAAATAATGTTTAGATACTGTTTGAGTTATCCCATGAACTAAATAAAGGGAGAAACTGCAGGTTCCCAGCATAGTTACAGGCAGGGATGTAAGTAAGCCAAAGTAATCACATCCGCACTTTATTGTGTAGAAAACAATAAACATATAAAGCGGAGTTGTAGTGTTGTAAGCATGTCGAGTAAAATATATGGCTGCGAATAATAATAAAGCGCAGATTATATCTGATGGGCGCTTGTTGCTCTTGATTGTAGCGACAAGAAATCCTGCAAGGAAATACATTATATAACTCAGGTGTTGTTCATTGTTTATAAAATACTTGAATAATAAAACACATCCCATTAAAAAAATAACAAATGCTTCTTTATATTTGATGTTTTTCATTATCAGATATAAAAATGGAATTGCAAGGTATAGGCGTAATTCCCAGACTAACGTCCAGAACACACCAGATGTGGCAATCTGGAGCGATACACCATTGATGTTAGCGCCAGGCGGATTGAATATAAATGGTAATGAAGATATAAACCATTGCGATACTGGAGTATGGTTATCCGGATTCATGATAAATGTTGCAATATATATTATAAATAAAAGAACAACTACAGGTGGGTAAATTCGCATGAATCGTGAAATTGCAAAGCTTTTTACATCGAAGGAGTCCGCTAGTGCCTTTTTGAAAAATAAAAAAGCAGACAGCATAAAAAAGACCCCAACAGATAACTCTCCTGTTAGATATATGGCGCGTTTTACATTGCTGAGTGTAATGTACTCAAGAGACCAGTATATATCTGATTCTCCTCCGGCTCTCCAGTAAAGATGGAATACAGCAACCATTGCTGCACAAATTCCACGTAAGCCATCAAGCGAGGCGTATTTATGTTTTGCAGGTGTAATACCCAATAACTTAGAAGTGACATATATTGTCGCTATAAGTATGCTGAGATAAAGTCCGTATTCAAAAATATATTTCATTATAATAATTACGCTTGGTGTTTTTATGGATGTTAACATTTTTTGCGGATGTCGGGAATGCTCTGTGGACTTATTGACACGCAT